AGCACCAACATTCTAATCTAAAAAGTATTCTCAGTAGGGTTAGGTTCGCTTAACCTTACTGGGATACCCAGGAAAATATCCTAGGGTGGCAGGTGGATTTGTTGGCTGCCCCGTTTATCAGGTTCACCTGCCTTTACCTTAAGGAAGAAGTTATGAATAGAATTAAAAAGATTTTTAGAATTAAAAAAGAAACAGCAACTGCAACTCCTAAGATGGAGAAGGCTATGTTGCCTAAGATGGAGAAGAGGAATAAATGAAACCTACGCTTAGTCAGAATGTGCAGCCAAATAATGTCTACACGACATTGGCAGATGTAAGAAATGCACTACAGATTGAAGACAGCCTGGATGATAATGATATCCAAGCAGCCATTCTTGCTGCAAGCCGTATGATTGATGATTATTGCCAAAGATCTTTCTACCAAGAAGGTACATTAGCAAGTACAGCAGTTAAGTACTACACACCAGTAAATCCATGGTATTTAGAGATAGATGACCTTATTCAACCAACAGAAATAGCATCTAGAGCAAACCAATCTGGACCATTTACTCAAATTTGGAATTTAGATACAGATGTTATGTATGAGCCTGTTAATAATCCAGAACTAGGAAGACCAGTAACTAGACTATTAGCAATTCAGACATATGTATTTCCTTACTTCTTTCCTCAAACAGTTAAGATAACTGGAGTTTGGGGATGGTCATCAATTCCGTATGAAGTAGAATTAGCCTGCAAGATTCAGGCATCAAGATTATTTGTTAGAAAGCAATCTCCATTTGGTATTGCAGGATCTGTAGAACTAGGAACAGTTCGTTTGAACTCTCGTCTAGATCCAGATGTTGAGATGCTTCTAAAGACATACCGTAGAAACTTTGGGTTGGCATTCTAAATGGCAATGACCAATATTAATGGCATAAGAGATGCCTTAAGAAATAACCTACAGACAATCACAAATTTAAGAGTTTATGATACTATACCAGATATAGTAACTCCTCCATGTGCTGTTGTAGGACAACTAGATTTCACATTTGATATTGACAATATGCGTGGGTTAGACCAAGCATCTGTTGATGTATTTGTGATTGTTCAAAGAATATCAGAAAGAACTGGACAAGACAAACTAGATAATTTTCTGGCAGGTAGTGGTAATGGATCAATCAAAACTGCTATAGAGTCAGACAGAACATTAGGTGGCCTTGTTGATACACTTAGAGTTATTAGTGCTGAAAGTGGTACTTATAATTCTGGAGATCAGTCTTTCTTATCATATCGCTACAACCTCACAATTTGGGGATAAGGAGAAAAACAATGGAATACATCGTTACCTCAGACTCTAAGGTCTGTGGCAAAACAAAAGGTGAGAAACTCACTGAAACTGATATACTTAGCAAAGGAAGTACTGTTAAGTTTCTTCTTGAAACTGGGCATATCACAGAATCAGCAAAAGCACCAAAAGCAGTAAAAGAAGAAGAAGTACAGCAGGTTGTGGAGACACTCCCTGTTTTTAATCTAGATAACGAACAAGGAGAAAACCAACCATGGCAAGAATAGTATTAACAAATGTTGAGGTTACAATTGGAGCAGTAGATCTTTCAAATCATATTGCGTCAGTAACACTTGGCAGCACATATGATGTAGTTGAGACCACTGCCTTCGCAGGCGGAAATGTTCCTGCTGCAGCAAAGACACGCCAAGCAGGACTTGTTGACAACTCAGTAACATTTGAGTTCCACCAGGACTTCGCAGCAGCATCAGTAGAAACAACAATCTATCCACTATTGGGTACAGTTGTTGCATGTACAGTAAAGCCAGTAGATGCTGCAATAGCAGCAGATAATCCAGAGTATCAATTTAATGCTTTGGTTTCAGAATGGACACCTCTAAATGGTGCTGTAGGCGAACTAGCCACTGCATCAGTTACATGGCCAATTACTGGAGCAATCGTTAAGGATGTAACTCCTTAATCATGGCAAAATTAGTATTAACTAACGCATATGTAAGTATTGCAGGAGTAAACCTAAGTGATCATATCGCTTCAATCTCTCTTGCGACCCAGTATGACTTGGTTGATACAACGCAATTTGGAGATACTTCAAAAAAGATGATTGCTGGCCTTGCTGCCAACAGCGTTAGTTTTGAATTTCATCAAGATTTCCAGGCAGGCTCAGTAGAGTCAACTATATATCCTCTACTGGGCACTGCTACTGCGTGTATAATAAAACCATTGGATTCTGCAGTAAATGCATCAAATCCTCAATATAGTTTTAATGTGTTGATTGCAGAGTGGACTCCACTTAATGCAACAGCAGGAGATTTAACAACAGCAACAGTGACATGGCCAATATCTGGCGATGTTACAAAAACAACATAACCTAGAAAAGGGGCACGAAAAATGGACGGACTACAAATAAAGGTAAAGACTAGTGACGGAGTAGAAGGAACATATTCTCTACGACCAAGATCAATAGTTGCATTTGAACAGAAATTCGGAAAAGGCTTTGCTAAATTACTTAGCGAAGACCAAAAACTTGAACACATCTACTTCCTTGCGTGGAGTGCATTAAAAGATGGTGGAAAAGTTGTAAAGCCATGGGGCGATTCTTTCCTTGACACTCTAGACAGTGTGGAGTTAGTAGTTGACCCAAATTTAGAATCCACAGAAACAGCCTAACCTATACGGTAGCAATGTTGTCTGTGGAGACTGGCATATCTCCTAATGATTTATTAGATGCTCCAGACGGAGTTCTTGAATCAATAGTTATTTACTTAAAACAAAAAAATAAGGATGCAGGTGCGTAATGGCAAAAGATGTTATAGTGTTAACTGGAATAAAGGAAACACTAAAAGCATTAGAGTCATTTGACAAGCAGGCTGTGCGTGACTTTACTAAGGTTATTAATCATGAACTTAGTGCTGCCAAGAAAGATGCACAAGGTCTTGTCAGTAGTGCTCCACCGTTAAGTGGTTGGAGTACTACACCGTCTGCTAAACCTCGCTCTCGTGGTGGTGCAGGATGGCCTGCATGGGATCAGAGTGTAATTAGAGCAGGAATTAGTACATCAAAGGCTGAACGCAAAGTTCGCAGGGATTATACAACCTCTGCTGGAGCATTGATAAATAAGTCAGCAACTGGTGTAATATACGAATTAGCAGGAAGAACTAATAAAACTGCTGGTAAAAACAAATTTATAAGTAACTTAAACAAGAACACATTTTCTCCATCAAGATTAATCTGGAAGATAGTTGATAGAGATAAAGATAAAATTGAAAGAAATGTTGCACAAGCATTAGATAATGCCAAGACAACACTACAAAAGAATTTAGAAAAGGAGAGAGCATAATATGTCAACAGGTGCAGTAGTTGCCAGAATTCTCACTCAATATTCTGATAAAGGTAGTAAGCAGGCTCAAAAAGATATAGCCAAACTTGGTAAAAGAATTGATGCATTTAGTAAGAAAGCAGCAAAAAGTTTTGCTATTGCAACAGCAGCATCTGCTGCATTTGCAGTTAAAATTGGTACTGATGCTGTAAAAGCAGCAATTGAAGAAAATAGAACTCAGGTAGTCCTTGCAAATACATTAAAAAATGTTGCAGGTGCAACAGACGCTACAATTAAAAAAGTAGGCGAGTACATTGACAAGCAAGAAATGCTATCAACTGTATCAGACACAGACTTAAGAGCAAGTTTTGGTAGATTAGTTTCAATATCTGGTGATGTTACAGAAGCCATGCGTATTCAAACTGTTGCACTTGATACTGCAGCAGGCACAACAGTAGACTTTACTACTGTATCCAGAGCATTTGAAAAAGCAAGTGCAGGTAATTTTACTGCTCTAAAGAAGGTTCTTCCTGGTATAGATGCTAATATTCTTAAGAATAAAGACCTTGGTGCAGCCTTAGCATATGCTACTGACATGTATGGTGGATCTGCAAAAGCATTTGGAGATACTGAACCATTAAAGAGACTCTCTATTGCTTACAACAGAGTACTTGAAACTTTAGGAACAGCATTACTTCCAGTTGTTATAGAGTTTACAGATTATATTACAACAACTCTTCTTCCTGCTCTTGATGAATGGATCAGGGTAAATGAAGAAGAATTGCAAAATAGTCTTAAAGGTGTCACTAGCCTATTTACTATGCTTCTAGACAATTCTGACAATCTTACAAAGACATTAGAAACTCTTGTAACAATTTCTAGATTCCTAAATAGTTCTATATTTGGAATTATTAAGTGGGGCGAAGCACTTCTTGGTATTTATGCAATCATGAAGGTATTTAAAGGCATCAATAAAATATTTGGTGGAATAAATCTAGAAGTTTTAAATACTGGAAAGCGATTTGATGTTGCTTATACAGGAGCAGGTAAATTCTCTAAGGTATTAAAAGGCATTAAGAGTGCTGGTAAAATAGCAGCAGTAGGAATTGGTTATATTGTTACTGCACTTAGAACTCAATCTGCAGCAGCCATAGTAGCAGCAATTGCTACTGCTTTTGCAACTGGTGGAGTAAATATTGCAGCAGCAACTGTAGCACTTGCAGCAGCAGGAATAGCCTGGAGAACATATGCTGTATTTACAGAAAATGCAGGCAAGGCATCAGAAGAAACAGGAAAAGCAACAGTAGACTTAACTAAACAAATTTATGGTGGAGCAGCAGCAACAAAGTATCAGGCAGAAGTAGAAGCAGCAGCAGAGAAAAAGAGAAAAGCCGCAGCAGCAGCAGCAGCGAAGGCCGCAGCAGCAGCAGCAGCACAAGAAAAGAAAGACGCTGCATTAAAGGCAGCAATTGCTAAGGGCCAAGCACTACTTGCTAAGTTTGGTGTAAAGACTGAAGAAAATGACCCTATTCAATTAGAGGCTGCTCGTCTTAATTTAGTTAAGCAAGGAAATCTTGCTGAAGCAGCACGAATTGCTGTTATGAGCAAGAATCTAGAATTACAACTAGAAGCCAATAAAGCACTTGCTCGTTACAACGATTTGCTTGCAGCACTTGCAGATAAACAAATTTCT